GGTGTGTGTACTAGTAAAGCATTTTTACCGCCGATGAAAGCAGATGATTCTGCTAAACCTTCAGCCGCTGTATTTTCTACAGCTTCCATCACTAGGAAGTTTTCCATTCCGAAGATTTCAGCTAACTTACCGTCTGTGATCAATGCAGGGTTGTTGATAGTAGAGCCACCATTCAAACGTGCAAGGATGTCAGGGTGGTTAACCAAGATGTCACGAACTTCTTTACCAACAACCATTGTGTTTGGCTTGAAGCCGCCAGAAACTAACTGCATACCGCGTGCGCCAGAAGTTACATCTGAGATAGGTGTTGAGTTTGTGTAGTCGTTCCAGTAGACTGGAGTTCCAGCACCACTAGCCGCACCAGCTACTTCTGTTGTCCAAACGCCAGTTTTGAAGAATGTATCTGCAAATGCTTTTTCACGATGGATTAATAGACGGTTAGTAAGTGTTTCTGCACCAGCAGAACGTATTTCTAACATTGCATCTTCGTTAGCAAGTGTTTGCTCGTCGAAGTCCATACCTAGACCATATACGTCTGCGAAGTATGAAGAGTTAGAGATTGCCATACCAATACGGTTCACTTCTGTGCGTGGTGCTAATTTCTTAACATCACCAGAGCGATTCATATTCGCACGGTCATAAATGTAGTATTTATCAGACTGTCTTTGTACGCCCACTGTTGGGAATACTTTGTCAGCGATAAAGGTTGATTGTTCTTGTACATAAGCAAGCGTTAAATTAGATAACGGTTGGTCAATATGTACTGAAGATGGTGTTAATAATGGCATATTTATATTCCTTTAATTATGCGTGAGCGTTACCAGCTAGTACTAGTTCGATTGCAATTATCTGACCAGTTACGCCAGCCTCGTAGGCACGACCAACGATGATGTCACCAGAAGCCGCATTGACAGCTTTACCTGCGGCATCAATACCAACGTCGTCAGCTATAGTTACAGTGCCACCACACTCTACCATAACTTTACCTGAGTGAGTTATAGTACATGCGTTATCAGTAGCGGCTCCAACGGCTATTATACCGATAGTTCCGTCACCATTGCCAGCTTTTACAGCTTTACCTGCGGCATCCATTTTAGCGAATAAGAATTGAGAAGCGCTAAGATCTTCTCCAGCGATTAGAGTGCGGTTGTCGCGTGATTGCGTTACAGCCATGATTATTCCCCTTTGTAGGTTTTGTTAATAAGTGTCTTACCTTCATCGGTCTTAGCTACAACAGCGTAAGCCTTGGCGTATTCACTTTTCTTTAGTTGGTTGTCGTCCATGTAAGACTTTACAAGACTATCTAGCTTGTCTGAAGATGAGGCAAACTCACCGTCTACATCCGACTTACCAAATTCTTCCATAGAGGCTCCAATAGAGGCATCACACGCCTTAAGTGCTTCCATGATCTTTTCTTCTTCTGAGAACTTCTCTACTAGAGACTTAGCTACAGCTAAATCAAAGTGTGGGAGAGCTTGTTCAGCACTCTTAGTTAAAGCAACGTCAGCTTTCTCTAGAGATGCCGCTTCAAGAGCTTTAAGGACTGGAGCTGGAATGTCAGACTTAACTACCATCTCGCCTCCTATGTCCATCATTTCTACTTCAGCTTTCTTCTCGATTGCATCAGCAGTTATTACGTAGCCATTGTCTATAAGACTCTTACGAAGTTTTTCGTTATCAGCTTTTAGTGCTTCTACTTCAGCTTCTAGAGGGTTGACCTCTTCTGCCTTCTCAGCAACTTCAACTTCTTCTTCAACTTCTTCAGCTTTTTCTGTTTCGTTGTAGCCGAAAGACTTCATAGCCTCTGCTCTACCACAACCTTTTTCTTCCATGTATGCTTTTACTTTAGCTTCCATTTCTTCAGTCATTTTATTTATTTCCTCTTCCGAGTTGTCACGCTTGAATAGGCTGACCATTGCTTGAGCATTGGCTGGGCGATCCACTAAGGATAGTTCCTCAAGGTGCAAGTTTTTTAAGAGATTGGGCAAGTTATATCTCCTCCTTAATAGCACGTCCACCTATAGAGAACGCGGCGAGTTCACCACTCTTAACCATATCCCAGATAGAATCATCGAATACTTTGTAAGCG